CCCGACCAATCGCAACATTCCCCCGGAGTGGGAGCGATTCATCATAGGGCAGGAGCAGCCGACGCAGGACAGCGCACCAGCAGAGGCACCTGCACCACAACAGGCCCGCAAGCGTGGCCGACCCAAGAAGATCAAGCCATGACACGCACGCCTCGCTTCTGCGCCGTCATGGATAGGGCCGAAGAGATAGCCATCACCGAGCAGGCCTACGAGGTAGCACACCTCATCACCGCCGAAGGACATGACCGCACCGCGATCGAGAGGCGCATGACACCAAGAGACCTGAGGCGATACGATGCCATCATCTACCGAGCATGGCTCGAGTTATCACTCAAGAGCCGTGTCATCGGGCGACTCCTTGACGACAACACCTGATCCATGCCAGCGATAAAGTGCCCGAACGGCAAGTGGAAGTGGGGCGAGAACGGCCCCTGCTCATTCCCGTCCAAGGAGGCTGCCGAGCGCTTCGGCCACTGGTACGAACAGCAGAAGAAGGTCAGGGCCGCGCAGAGCTACACACCCACCGATGGCATGGTCAGCGAGGCCAAGCGAGGGCTAGACTGGGTGGAAGAATACGGCAGAGGCGGTACCAACATCGGTCGTGGCCGTGCCACCGACATCGTCAACAGGCGCGGCATGAGCCTCGATACCGTCAAGCGGATGAAGGCCTACTTCGACCGCCACGAGGTCGACAAGCAGGGCAAGGGGTGGTCGCCCGGCGAGGATGGCTACCCCAGCAACGGACGCATCGCATGGGCGCTGTGGGGTGGTGACGCAGGATGGTCATGGGCCAAGAACATCGTCAAACGCAATGAAGACAGAGACTCTTAAGCTATCCAAGCTGAAAGGCAACCCATCGAACCCGCGCGTGCTGCGGGACGAGAAGTTCATTAAGCTGAAGGCCAGCATTGAGGCGTTCCCGGACATGCTCCAGAAGCGACCCATCGTGGCCGTTACGGACAAGGACGGCAAGTACATGGTGCTAGGCGGGAACATGCGCCTGAAGGCCTGTGCTGACCTTGGCATGAAGGAGGTGCCTGTTATCCTTGCCGACGAATGGACGGAGGAGCAGCGCCGGGAGTTCATCATCAAGGACAACGTGGGGTTCGGGGAATGGGACTGGGACCAACTGGCGAACGAATGGGATGCGGGGCAGTTGAGCGATTGGGGCTTGGATGTGCCCTTCGCAGGTCACGAGGCAAACAGTATGACCGAGGACGACCTCGATATGACCGAGGAGTTCGACCCTATAGGGGCGGCGTCAGGACTTCAAAAGGTTACCATCGTGTTCGATGGACCCGAAGAAGCTGAGAGCTGGCTGAAGAGCAAGTCAATACCAGCACCGGTAAAAATTGGAGCAGCGTGGACGGTAAACCTCAGTACCCAGTCTATATCGTAAGCAAGGGTAGGGCGTACAACCCTATGACCGCTCGAAACTTTGAGCGCGATGGCATCCCGTTTCTCATCGCAGTCGAGCCGCAAGATGCTGATGAGTATGCAAAGGCGGTGGGGCGCGATAAGTTGCTTATCCTGCCGTTCTCAAATCTTGGATTGGGCAGCTACCCAGCTCGCAACTACTGCTGGGATCACGCGAAGGCAGCAGGGCATCAAAGGCACTGGATATTTGATGACAATATCGACGGGATATCGAAGTGGCAGAATGGTCGCAAGCCAAGAAATCCGAAGTTTACAAAAGAGGGCATTTTATACGTCGAGCGTCATGCTGATGCAGCAGACCCAGACATCACAGGCTTCGAGTACCGCTACTTTGTAGCAAGACCACCCAAAAAGCCGTTCAAGTTCAATACGCATGTATACAGCGCAATGCTAATACGATGCGACCTTCCATATAGATGGAGGCTGAAATATAATGAGGACGTGGACCTTTGCCTTCAAGTGCTTCACAATGGAGGAAGAACATCGTCGTGCGTCTACTATATGTCAAACAAGAAGGAGACATCCGCTAAGATGAAGGGCGGCAACCAAGACGAACTATACAAGGGCAATAATCCTAAGAAGAAGCTCCTCAAGGCAAAGATGCTTGAATCCGTATGGCCGCAGTATGCAAAGACCGTCATCAGGTTCAACCGATACCACCACTTCGTTGATTGGAAGGTTTTTAGCAAACAGCCAAAAAAACAGCCGACTAGCAGTCATGGCGAAGCCGAACCCCATACCGAACAGCAAGCCCTTCAAGAAGGGACAGTCCGGCAACCCCAACGGAAGGCCCAAGAAGCTGCCCGAGTTGGACAAGCTCCTTGCCAATGTGCTCGGCGAGGAGAACGCTAACGGCATCACCGCAGCGGAGGCCATCCTGATGGCCCTGCGTGCAAAGGCAGCCAAGGGCGACATCCGCGCAGCGGAGGTGCTGCTGGATCGTGGCTACGGCAAGGCCAAGCAGTCCATTGACCTCAACGCGGACGTGACAAGCCGCTTCACAATGATAGATGACATCCAACCTGTCCCACCACCTATCGACGAAGCAGGCGCAGGCATGGGCTTACCTGAAGACGCCCCGCACAAGTGAGGTGCTCTACGGTGGCGCTGCCGGTGGCGGGAAGTCCTACCTCGGCGTGTCGTGGCTGCTGTGGTCCGCCTTGAACCACCAGGGGTCGCGCTGGCTCATGGGCAGGGCCGTGGCGAAGACCCTGAAGGAGACGACGCTCAACTCCTTCTTCGATGCCGCCAGCCGCATCGGCATGGTCGCCAACCGTGACTACACCTACAACGCACAGACGGGTCAGATTACCATCGGGGCATCCACCATCATCCTCAAGGACTTGTTCGCCTATCCGAGCGACCCCAACTTCGACGACCTCGGCTCCCTCGAGATTACCGGCGCCTTCATCGACGAGGCCAACCAGGTGACGGCCAAGGCCAAGGCCATCGTGGGCAGCCGCATCAGGTACAAGCTGGACGAGTTCGGCCTCACACCCAAGCTGCTGCTCACCTGCAACCCGGCACGCAACTGGGTCTACACCGACTTCTACGACCCGTGGCGCAAGGGTGCCCTCGCCCCTCACCGCGCCTTCGTTCCCGCTCTGGTGACGGACAACAGCCACATCAGCCCGCACTACATCGAAAACCTCAAGCGCCTCACAGGCCCAGACCGCGAGCGCCTGCTCCTCGGCAACTGGGACTACGACCACGACCCTGCCGCGCTGATGGCCCCAGATGCCATCATGGACATCTTCACGGCCGATCAGGTTCCCGAAGGCAAGATGGCCATCACCGCCGACATCGCACGCTATGGTAGCGACAGGACGGTCATCATGCTGTGGTCCGGCTTACGGGTGCTCCACGTCACGGTGATGGACCGCAACGCCATCACGGAGGCGGCAGCGGCCATCAAGCAGCTTGCCGAGCAGGAGGGCGTGCCGCGGTCACGCATCGTGGTGGACGACGACGGCATCGGCGGTGGCGTGGTGGACCTGCTGCCGGGCTGCGTCGCCTTCAAAGGGGGCGGCAAGGTCATCGGCAAGGGGGAGTACCAGAACCTCAAGGCCCAATGTTCCTACGAGCTGGCGGCACACGTCAACGATGGGCTGGTGGCATGGGAGCCGGACAGCTACCACGAGGAGGTCAGCACCGAGCTGCGTTGGGTCAAGCGAGACAAGGTGGACAGCGACGGCAAGCTGCGCATCCTGGGCAAGGACAAAGTGAAGGAAGGGCTGGGCCGGTCGCCGGACTTCGCCGACGCCATGATGATGCGGATGGTGCTGGAGCTGCGCGGTGATCCGGTGGGCTCTGACTACCTTCGCACCAAGGGCAAGCGGCACAGGCGTGAGCAGGTGACCGAGCAGATACGCGACCACTTCAGAAAGATAGCACGATGATACTACGCATGACCGACGGGGAGGGCAAGGTGCACGAGTTCCGCGCACCCGAATGGGGCGACCTGTCGCTGGGCCAATGGAAGGCGTTTCGTCGCTCCCTGCCCACCTTTGAGAGCCAGCGCGACATGGTGGACGACCTGCTCCTGTCCTACCAGCTTGCAGCCGTATATGCGGGCATCCCTGAGCACCTGCTGCGCAAGATGCCCACCAGCGAACTGAGCCGCCTGTTCGATGTGCTATCGTCGGTCACAGCAGGACAGAAGGCGGCGGAGGATGACAAGGCCGTGGTGCCCACCACCGTAACCCTTGACGGGGTGGCCTACACCGTGCCACGTGACATCGGCGAGGGCATCACCTTCGGGCAGCTACAGGACATCACCGCCCGCCTCCAGAAGGTCGAGGACCAGCACGACAGCCTCAACATCATCCTTGCCGGATGCCTGGTGCCGGAAGGCAGGGAGTACAACGGCGATGGGTTCGACGACCGCGCCAAGGCGATGGACAACCTGAGCGCCAACGACGCCGTGCGCATCACCGCTTTTTTTTTCGTTGGGAACGACTAGTTACGGACCATCTGGGCGAGCTGTATAGGCCGCCGCCTGAGCTCGTTGCTGCAAGCAAGCGCGCAGGATCTGACCGCCTTGCTACCCGCTACGGACCCTTCGGCACCATC